ACTTCTGCAATAGATTTAACTATTGTATAAGAGTTCATAGAGCTCCCTGCTCTGAATCTACTTGACGCACAGATATTTAAATAATCAATAAAGATAATATCTGGTTTGAAAGATTTCTTGATTGCAAGTTCTTTTAGTAATCCTCTAAAGTGTCCACTATGTGCAGATGCAGTAGGATATTCTTTTATGATAAGTTTACCTTTTGCTTTCTTTTGTAACTTTACAATCTTATCATTGAACATCTTCTTAGGTAAATCATGTAAATCTGGTATACTAATATTCATCATGTTAGCATCTATTCTTTCAGCGATTCTTTCCTCTGCCATTTCTAAAGTAATATACAATACATTCTTTCCTTGTGATAAACAGTTTGCAGCCATGTGACACATGAACAGAGATTTACCAACACCTGTTCCTGCCAATGCAATATTTAAAGTTTTAGGTGGAAGTCCACCTTTAGTAATCTTATTAAAAAAGTCTAAGTCAAATGGTATTCTTTCTTCTTTGTGATGATAGAAATTATATCTTGATTCAGAATCTTCTAGATAATCATGACCAACAGAATTATCAAAAGATACTGCAAGTGCCTCTGTCAATATTTCTGGTATGGCATCTGGTGATTTATCTTTAGACTTACCATCTATAATACCAACACCTTCTACGATTGCATTATAGATTGCTTTATCTTTACAAAACTTTTCTGTTGTATCCACTAACCAATCAAAATCTATAGATTCTGGTTTGAGTGTTTTGATGATATCAACAATCTTTTTGTGTTCTATCTCATTTAAATCTTTTCTATTACTGACCTCAATTTCTAACGCAGTATGTGTAGATGGTTTGTTATACTTATCTACAAAGTTTTGTATTTCATCAAATATTATTCTTTCTTCTTTAACATCAAAATAATCAGCTTTTATAAAAGGTAAAACCTTTCTAGCATATTCTTCGTTGTTAATCAGATTCGATAATATCGTTCTCTCTATCGTTTGATTCTGCATATTTTTCATCCATTATGTTTACTAATATATCACCTATTAAATTTATCCAATCATCACCAAATTCTTCTCTTGGCACTGAATTATTATCTACGATATCAAATTCAAATTTAAATGGCATCATACCATCTTCTGTTTCTTCACCAAGTGAAACTTTTCCATACTTATAAATTACACCAGCAAACTTACCACCTTTGATACCAACACAAGTTTGGTCATGTGATTTACTTTCTACAAAAACATATGAATCTTTTATATTAGACATAATGTAAATAAGTTTGCATAATATACTTCGGTTCTTTTATTGGTTTTGTTCCAGCATGTAACCAAGGCCACATTGGTGGAAATATTAACATACTACCTTTCTTACATTCAGCATATTTGTCTAGTTGTGGAAATGTAGTTTTACCTTCTTCATTATCTGAAAGATAAATAAAGAAAACTAAAAACCTTGTAGATGTTTCTTTTCTTTTTACATCTACATGTGGTCTAAATTCATCATGGTCATTTGGTAAATATCTTTTTATACGAATAGGTTCCCACATATAGTTAGTTGGCATCTGTTGTGGTGAAATTTCTAGGTCTGTCAAATATTTAGTAAATTTATTTTCAAAAATATCTGTAAATTTTTCTATTTCTGTATTCCAAATTTGTGGTGACTTTGCCATATTTAATTGTGTAAAAATCATTCCTCTCACATCAAATGATTCATGTTGATTTTCAAACTGTTCAAATTTATCAACAAGATTATCACAAGTCTGTGCATCAAGTATATCATCATAAACTTTTATTAATCTATCCATTTTTTAAAGTCCAATCTATTGCTATTCTTTTTTTATCTGATATTATATCTTCTGCTCTATGTTTTATTCTAGGATTGAATATAATAAAATCTCCAGCTTCTAATTTGTGAATTTTATCTCCATGTTCAAATCCGCCACCATCAATTTCACGATTCCAATCTGAGTTCAATATTCCTAATACTTTAATGATAGGCGTATCTTTGAGTTCATCTTTTTCATGGTCTGTATGTATGTTATCTTCTCTATGTTTATCTTTCATAGATACACCACAAAACAATAAGTCTAGGGGAACATCAACATTTTCTTGTTTTGCCTTTTCATGAATCAACATTAATAAACTCATAGATACGCCAGCCAAAAATTCATCATGTATTGTATCACCTTGTATGATGTCAATCTTTGCATGTTTATCCTCAAATGGTTTACCCATAGGATAGTTAAAGTTCCATTTTCTAGATTTAGTAATTTGATGTTTGAGAAAATCTAAAAATAATGGTGTACAACAATTATTCAGTATCGTTGCCATATTTAAATTCTTGTTTTACAGCTTCTTCAAGTTGTTTCATGATATCATCTGTAAAATATTTTTCTGGGTCATTGTTAATTGTTTTAGCATATTGTTTAGTACCATCTGGTAACTCAATACGAGTGGAAACTTGTTTGAAGATTCCATGTTTGATTGCCAAGTCAAGTAATCCATAATATTTGTCTAATCCTTTATCATAAGTTAAACGAACATCAACCATTTTATTTTCAATCGTTAATCTAGATTTATGATTTTTACAATGAACAATATTACCAATAACTTCTGTACCCTCTTTTTCTTTTTTCTTTGAAAGATAAATGATACTTGATGCTGCATATTTTAATCCACTACCACCGCCCATTTCTTTAGATGGGAACATTGAACCAATCACATCATAAGTATGATTCGTTACAACCATAGGTACTTTTGCTTTTCCAAGTTTCAAAGTTAATACTCTAAATGCTGCTTTCAATACTTGTGCTCTTGACATATCTCTAGTTTCTTTTCCTGCCTCAGTATCTTCCACTTCTTTTGTCGTTGATAACATACCAAGTGAATCTAAACATATGAAGAGTGGTCTTCGTATATCAACATCTTGTTGCAGATATCTATCTAATACTTTTAATGCTTGATGTCTAAACTCTTGTACAGTTGTTACAGGTAATATAACCATTCTATCTGCATCTATACCTCTATCAATGACCATCTGTTTTGTGATTGCACTTTCTGATTCAAAATATACAACACCGCCATTTTCATTTTGGTCTAAAAAGTTTTTAACCATACCCATGAGAAAGAAAGTTTTACCTGTTGCACTTTCTCCAGCTAGAGCAGTTATCTTGTTCTGTGGAAGTCCACCATAAAGTGAACCAGAAACTAAAGCATTGAATACATAAGAACCTGTGTCAATAAAATTGTCTACATCTCCAGCTTCTACGCCTTCTGAAACAATCCCTGCATATTCATTTCCTGTTTCTTTAATAACATCTTTTAAAAAGTCATTCATAATTTTCCCCTACTTAATTGCAATTGCACCTACAAACATATGATTACGCCAGAATGGTTGTGCAGTTTTAAATCCAGCACATTCTAACATACCTTCTAACTCTTTCCAAGTATTAGGTTTTAACATGTTTCTTAGTGTCTTTTCTTTTTCTAAAATATCTGATGCTTCAAAATGTTTTCTTTTGTAATCATAAAAATTAAAAGTTATCATTTCTTGTAATCTTGAATCCTCACAAACTGTTTTCTCTGCAAAAATAAAAGCACCACCAAAATTTAAACCATCATAGATATTTTTTATAACATCAAACCTATCTTTTCTAGGCATGAATTGTAATGTAAATATTGAGGTAACTAAACTACAATTTTCAAATTTAAATTGTCTTACATCTTTCTTTTGAAAATCTACATTTGCCCAATAATATTCATTTGTCATTCTGTCGTGTCTTTTATCAAGTTCTTCAAAAAAACTAGGAGCAAGTTCTATACCAATATAATTAGCATACTTACAAAAGTTTTGATTACTGTGCACAAAGGCCTCAGTTAATTTACCTGTTGAACAACCAATATCAACAACATTCGTTTCATCCTCTACAAAGTTTCTAGATAGACTAACTATATCATCTAGTAAATTTTTATATCCACGAATCGAATGTTCAATGTGGTCATCAAAACCTTCCTCTCTTTGAGCAAAGGTAAAGTCATAATTTTTAGACATGATTTTTACTCCATTCATTATATGGTTCTATTACATTTTTATAGACAGATTCAGCGATTGCCTTCATCATCAATGAGGGTACCATTCTACCACATCTTTCTATTTTTTGTGACATAGAACCAGTCACTATAAAATCATCTGGTAGTGCCATTATACGCTTTATTTCACGAATTGTCAACCTTCTTTTTGCAATAAAATGGCAAACATCTGCATTTGTAGTAATTGTAGGGGCTGGATGGTGTCTAGACATCTTCTTGACATTGAAATGCCATCCTTTAGGATGAAAATCATTCCCCCCTAATACTTTATCTGGGTCATCTGGCATCAGAGATGCTGTATCTTTGTAGTGTGCAGAATTTAACCAAGTCTCTGTACACCATTTTACTTCCTCTGGGTCTAACTCTAAATCTTCTAGAGCCTCTCCTGCTGTAACTAAATCTTTACTTTCTGTTGGAAAGATACTTGAAATATTCATGAATGTTAATCCTATTGCTTCAGTAACATCCTCACGAACTGCAATAAAAATTACACGCCTTCTAGACTGTGGTACTCCGAAGTGAGATGCATCTAAAATTTTATATGATACATCATATCCTATTTTTTCAAAAGTGTTTACTATCTCATTTAACTTTAATTTTGCTTCGCCAGCCAATAGTCCTGCAACATTTTCACCTATAATAACTTTTGGTTTTATCTCCTCAGCAACTCTAAGATATTCAAAAAATAAATCTTCAATATTTTCTACCATCTTACCATCTGAATATTTTTTAGTTTTACCCCAACCATCAGAATGTTTAGAACCAGATTTTCCTAATGTACCACACATTGAAAAAGCAGAACATGGTGGTGAACCATCTAGTATATCTAATTCACCTTTTTGTATTCCTGCAGTCTCTAAAAAGTCTTTACCTGTTAATTGTTTTATATCATCAGGTAATATTTTTGTGTCTGGGTAATTTTCTTTGTATGTAATTCTTGCCTGTTCAACGAATTCATTTACACAAAGTATATTTCCACCTGCTAAACGATAACCTGTGGAACTACCCCCACCACCTGCGAATGTAGATATTACGGTAAACTTTTTTTGTGCTGATGCTTCTTTTACATCATTTAAATTATACTTTTGATATTTCATATTAAAAATCTATACATCTACCTTTCATTTCCCAATCATTATAACGAGTAGGTTCTAAACCATCTTTTCTACCACCAATCTCTCTAGGATTTTTATCATAGTATGGTTTTAAAACTTTTTCGTATATTGATTCAGCAATTGCTTTCATCATGAGTGGTGGTACCATTCTACCACATCTTTCTGCTTGTTGTTTATATGTTCCTGTTAATTTAAAGTCATCAGGTAACGACATCATTCTTTTTATTTCCTTGACTGTAAAACTTCTAGGTTCATGCCAATGCATTGCTCCACCTGTTGCTGTAATAGTTGGAGCAGGTTTGTGTCTAGATGTTTTTTTCATATTAAAGTGATGACCTTTAGGATGATAATCACAACCTGTTTCAACCTTGTCTGGGTCATCTGGCATTTTTAACCATGTTTCGTAATGTGATGTTTTCTTAAATTTTTCTATGAGTTCATTTGCCTCTGTTCTATTCACTTCAATATCAGATAAACAATCATCTAAAGTAATCACCTGTTTATGTTCTTCTGGGAATAGACTATGAATATTCATAAATGTTAAACCTACTTCTATT